CTGGCGGGGCGCGGCATCTGCTACAGGCACTCAGGGCGCGGCATCTGCTACAGGCTGGCGGGGCGCGGCATCTGCTACAGGCGACCAGGGCGCGGCATCTGCTACAGGCACTCAGGGCGCGGCATCTGCTACAGGCGACCAGGGCGCGGCATCTGCTACAGGCTGGCGGGGCGCGGCATCTGCTACAGGCACTCAGGGCGCGGCATCTGCTACAGGCACTCAGGGCGCGGCATCTGCTACAGGCACGGAAAGCGTTGCTGCTGCGCTCGGCATTAATAGTAAAGCTAAAGGCGCTTTAGGATGCTGGATTGTGATTGCAGAATGGGAAAGCGACGAGAAATTTAACTGGCATCGTAAAGATGTGCAGTGCTTTAAAGTTGACGGTGAAAACATCAAGTCCGATACCTGGTACAAGCTGAAAAACGGCGAGCTTGTGGAGGTGTCCGAATGACCAGCTTTTGGGGCCATCAAGATAACCCCTTTCCGCCCGCAGATGATAACTGCCCCATCTGCCCAATCTGCGGCTATGAATGTGAAACCCTGTACCGTCAGGGCAACGAGATTCTCGGCTGCGAGAACTGCATTATAGAAGTCAATGCCTGGGAATGGCAGGACGAACAGGAGGAACCCAATGAATTTATTTGAACAACTTTCCGCTGCTGCTGCAGCCGCAAAGGCCCTTAAACAGCCCGAAGCACGGTTTTTTGCATGCAACAACAACGGCATCGTTTCCGCTTACTACCCCAACGACCTGTACGCCATCGCATCCTTTACCGGCAGCCGCGTTTATGGCACGTCGAAGAAGCGTTACGTATCCCTTAACACCCCCTACGCAGGGCTGAAAATCGAGGTTCCCATCGTCCGCCCTGTACCGCTGGAGCACACCTGCCCGGCAGAATGCTACCGCATCCACACGACCACACCAGACCCGGAAGGAGAAGCTATCTGATGTTTGGCGAGAAGGAATATGAGTATTCGCTCAAATCACGACAAGAAATTCCTGTAATTCAGAGTGCAAAGTATCGAGCAAGCCGTGAAAAAGCATTAAAAACCCTTGAAGATCGCAAATACCTCAAGGAGTCTGATTTTTGGATTCTTATGAATGAGACAAAAACCGGAAAGATGATGTACACGGGATTGATAATCAGCCACAACGCTTGTCTGAAAATAAATGACAATCTTCCTGAGAAGGACAAGTTTAACCCGGATTGCGTTTCCGTTGATAAGTCCGGCTATGGAAATTCCCTTGTATTTACCTATGCCAATAATGAGCAAGGTTTGTACGAGGTCGGCGAGGCATCCGCTCAAAATTGCAAGAATGCGTACCCTTATGCAATGGCATACAAACGTTTGTTTGACCGTGTTGTTTTAAAAATCTGCAAACTTGCGTTTGACGGCATCTATTCCGACAGTGAAGCAGATGAATTTAAAGAGCGCTATGAAGAAGAACCGCAGCCTGTCACAGCAGCGCCAGAAGTTACCGCACAGGTCGTAAAGGACATGGCAACAACTGCGCTGGCAGGATATGCACAGCGAACTGGTAAGGACAAAAAGACAGTCCAAACAGAAGCAAAGACCTTTATTGGCAAGTTGTTTAAGGACTTCACCGATGATGATTGGCGCAGCGTTGCAAAGGAGTTTGAACACAGAAAATGAAGCAACAAATCTCCATCAAACAGGCCGTTGTTATCGGCAACACAATCACGCTGGAATGTTCCACATCTGACTGCGATAAGGTCCGTGCTGTCATCGACGAAAACAAACCCCTTGCCGCCGTCATCGGCACGGCCTCACAAAAGCGCAGCCTGTCTGCCAACGCTTATGCTTGGACGCTCATGAATCAGCTTGCCGCCAAAATCAACCGCCCTGTACTGGACATCTACCGCGATTTGATACGCGACATCGGAGGCAGCTCTGCTATTATCACCATTTCAGCCCCCGCAGCTAAGGCGTTTAAGGTCGGCTGGGAAGCAAAAGGCGATGGCTGGCAGGTGCATAAGTTGGACGAAATGGCAACCCCGCAGGGTGCGTTCTACACCCTGCAATGCTGGTACGGTTCCAGCGTGTTTGATACATCTCAGATGCACCGCCTGATTGAACTGATTGTGCAGGAATGCCAACAGCAGAGCATTCCCACCATGACCCCGGAAGAAATCGCAAAACTGAAAGGACTGACAGACGATGCGCCGACCGACGCACAATGAATACGGCATTCAGCTTGACCGAAACGGTTATGCGCCATCTATTATGCCAATTGATGGGTTTAAATGCTACAAATGCCAGCAATGGAAACCGACCGAGCGTCATGAAATCTTTTTTGGCAGCGGAAGCAAGTACAATGGCCGCCGCGATAAAAGCAAGCAATACGGGCTTTGGGTTCCTCTGTGTGCAGATTGCCATAGAAACGCGCCTGATGCTGTACATAACTGTGCCGCTACGCGGCTGTGGCTTGAACAAGATGGCCAACGCCATGCAATGGCCTACTATCACTGGACGGTGGCAGATTTTCGCAGCCGCTTTTACAAAAACTATCTCGATATTACGGAGGACTAATCTATGAAAGACCCATCTTGGGAAGAGGCTGAGCTTACAAACCTAAAGAAGTATTATAGCTCGTACACAAATGAAGAACTTGTCAAGATATTCCCGAACCGCACTCTCCTTGGCATTTGCAAAAAAGCCAGAAAAATAGGTTTAAAACGTTCTGCACATTCCATTAGCGCCAATCGTTCTGCTGGTCAACGTAAAAGGAATTTTAACCACGCCCCGAGATATACAGCAAAAGGCTACAAGATTATTTATGCCCCGGATTTTCACCGCGCTGACAAAAATGGGATGGTACTCGAACACATTTATATCTTTGAAAAGGAAACCGGGGTTGAAATTCCAAAAGGCTATTGCATCCATCACATTAATGGCAAAAAGGACGATAACCGAATCGAGAATTTGTGTATGCTGTCTACGTCTGCGCACACAATTCTTCACAACTCCGGTAAAAAATTCTCTGACGAAAGAAAAAGTAAGATTTCAAAGGCTGCTAAAGAGCGTTTGAAAACAAGGTTAAATCACCCGCGTTACAAAAGCGTTGATTTATCAGAGATTGACAATCTTATAAAATCTGGAGTTACCGTAACTGAGGCCTGCAAAATGGCCGGCATCGATAAAACCACATATTATCACAAAAAGAAGGTAGAAAGTTATGCTTAATGTTGTTGCTATTATCGGAAGACTCGCTGCATCGCCGGAACTCAAAACCACGAACAGCGGTAAATCCGTCTGTTCTTTCCGCATCGCCAACGATTCCGGCTATAAGGATGCCAGCGGCCAGAGCCAGACAAACTGGCTGGACGTTACTGCCTGGGGCAAAACCGCAGAGTTTGTCTGCAAATACTTCCCCAAAGGTGCGCTGATCGCCATTGATGGCCGCTTACAGACCCGCCAGTATCAGGACAAGAACGGCCAGAACCGCACAGCGACCGAAATCGTGGCCCAGAACGCGAATTTCTGCGGCAGTAAGGAAAGTACTAGCCCCACCCCGCAGAACGCTGCACAGCGCCCCGCAGCCCACTCACAGCGCACGCAGGGCGAACCCGCTGCAGACTACGCCCCGATTGACGATGACGAGGGCGACCTCCCCTTTTAATTTTTGAAAGAAAGGCAGGTGATGCACCGTGACACAATGTGATAGAATCCTTCGCCACTTAGAGAGCGGCGGCAGCTTGACCGCTGCACAGGCCATGCAGGAGTACGGAATCTACCGCCTTGCTTCCCGCATCAATGATCTGAAAAAGCGCGGCGTACCCATCCAAAAGCGAACGGCAAGCAGCAAGAACCGCTACGGCGAAAAAGTCAGCTATGCCGAGTATTACATGGAGTGTTGAAAAATGGCAAATGAGGGCTTCATCAAGCTGTACAGAAAAATGCTCGAATGGGGCTGGTATGATGACGGCCCCACAAAGGACGTGTTTATTCACCTGCTGCTGATTGCCAGCTATGAGGATAAATTTTATCGTGGTATCCCGCTGGAACGCGGCCAAGTTGTTACAACAGTCAAGGAAATGAGCGTAAAGCTTGGCCTGACAACGCAACAAATTCGTACTGCTTTAGGCAAGCTAATTTCAACAAACGAAGTAACAAAGAACGCAACGTCAAAATTCACCGTTTACACGATAAATAATTATGCCGATTATCAGGCAATCAACAAAGACTCTAACAATCCAGCAACAAACGAGCAACAAACGAGCAACAAACCCTCTAATACTAAGAAGGTAAGAAATAAAGAAATACCCCCTATACCCCCCACGGGGGTTGACGCGGATTCCCCTTCCTTTGACCGTTTCTGGGCAGCTTACCCAAAGAAGGTCGGCAAGGCAGATGCCCGTAAAAAATTTGAAAAGCTTGTGCCGGATGAATCCACCCTGTCCGCAATCTTGTCCAGCCTTGAGTACCTCAAGACCACTGACCAGTGGCAGCGTGAGAATGGCAAGTACATCCCAAACCCGTCTACATGGTTGAATCAAAAGCGCTGGCAGGATGAAGCATCCCAGCCGCCTACTACTGTCCGCTCTACTGATAACCTGCGGCCTGTGTTTGACCGTGAGTACACGTTTGAAGAACGGATGAATGGAGTTGTCCCGAAAATCGTGGGATGGGAGGAGGCAAAAGCATGAATACCATCGTAGCGGAAAAAGCTGTTATCGGCATTATGCTTATGAAACCGGAATTGCAGGACGATGCTTTTTCTTCCCTGACCTACAAAATGTTTGAGCTGAAAGCGCTCGGGAATATCTTTCTGCTTTGCAAGGATATGGCCGATAAAGGCCATAGGGCTGATACGGTATCGGTTATTTCCAAATGCGATGACGACACAAAAGTGCTCGCCATGCAGTGCTTTGAAACGGTTCCATCAATATCAGGCTACAACACCTATATCAACTGCGTTATGGACGGATGGAGAAAGCGTGAGCTGACAGCGGCATTAACAAAGTTGCTGACCGATGATGGTGATGCCGATGAAATGAGCGCTGCGCTGTTCCACATTGCGGAACGCCAGCAGTACATCATGGCCCACCAGAAGGAGCGCAGCGCAAAAGATTTTGCCGATGGCATTGATGCGTTCCTTTCCTGGATGAAAAAACCAAGCGACAGTATCCAGACCGGGTTTGGCAGCCTGGACACCATGACCGGCGGGCTTGCCCGCAATGGCGTTACCGTAATTGCTGCCCGCCCTGGCAAGGGCAAATCCACGCTGGCTTTGCAGATGGCCTGCCAGATCTCACAAAACGCGCTGACGCTGTATCAATCCATGGAGATGAGCCGCGAACAGCTTTATACCGCCATCTTCTCACGCTGGGCACAGATAGACAGCACCCGTATCACAAACCATCGCCTGACGCCGGAGGAAGAATCCGCCATCCGGGAGGCAGCAGATCACCTGAAAAGCAAGTACCGCCTGATTCTGGATGATTCCAGCATGACCAGCCTTGCCGATGTAGAAACCACGATCAAAGAACGTAAGCCGGAAGTAGTCGTTATTGACCATCTGGGCCTTGTTGCACCGCCAAACGCTAAAGAAAAGCGTAACGACGAGCTGGCAGCCCTCACACGGGGTTTAAAGCAGCTTGCCATGAAATATCACATCTGCATTATCGAGCTCGTACAGGCCGCAAGAGCCGCCGATACGGGCATGATTAAAATGTCGGACATGTTCGGCTCCGCGACTATCGAGCATGATGCAGATATGATAATCGCTATCAACCCCGGCATGTACACTAAAAACCGGGAAACGCAAGAAATCAACCCGCCCACCGATGGGGACACCGTGATAGAGGTAGTAAAAAACCGGCACGGTGCCTGCGGCCAACTGGATTTTGTGTGGGTAAAACCATTTCATCTATTTTGTGAGGTAGAAAAACATGCACGATAAATTTACCGATAAAGAGTTTTGCGAAAGATTCAGCACAGTAGCTTACAATAAAGCACTTGATTTTTTGAATGAAGCACAGGAACTTATCGGTTCTGCCGCTCAATTGTTCATCATATACCAGATTTACGCCGAAATGGCAGAGAGAATGAAAGAGCATGACCCGTTTTGAGATTATCGTATACTCCCGCTCTACCGGCGATGTCCGACATTCCTCTGGCAACTACCATACGCAGACGGAAGCCGAAAAGGAGCTGCAAAAGGCAGGTTTTACCCAAAATCCCCGCCTGCCGGACATATGGTACAGCGAGAAGTACTACGCGAAAGTAAAGGAGATTGTACCGTGATACAAAAATACATAATCTCCCTGCCCCCTATCACCAAAAAGAACTCCCAGCAGATACTTACCAACCACCGCACCGGCAAGCCGTTCATCGCCCCCAGCAGGCAGTACAAGAAGTACGAACAGGCCGCCATGTGGTATCTCACCCCAAAGCCGAAAGCCCCGCTGGCGGGACGCTATCGCGTTGCTGCGGTGTTCTACATGCCAACCCGCCGCCGCGTAGATCTGACGAACTTGCTCGAAGCCTGCCATGACACGCTTGTATCTGCCAAAATCCTTGCAGACGACAATAACACCATCATCGCCAGCGTAGACGGCTCCCGCGTGATGTATGACAAAGCCAATCCACGCACAGAAATTTTTATTGAGGAGATGCCGGACGATGAACAGCCCGTGTAAAGACTGCCCAGACCTCCATGCGCACTGCCACAGCGCTTGCAATCGCTACGGCGAGTATGCGGCCATGTTTGAGAAAATCCGCGCACAGCGGCTTGCAGATGCAGCAGCGGACGCGGCAGATGCAGAGCGCGGAATTAAAATCCGCCGCGATGTCAGAAAATACGGATTATACAAAACAGGAAAGAGTTGAAAGACGTGAAAGCAAGACTACACCCTACCCCGGCATTGCAGAAAGCCGTTGACGAATATGCCGAAGAAAAAATCAAGGACATTCAATCCCGCGCCTATGAAGCGGTAATGAAAGAGCGCAACGACATTGCCACAAGAGCAACATATCTTTGCTTGCTGGCCTGTTATCAGGCAGGTTTATCCCGCCGGACATTGGTTAAAATACAGAATTACATGACCGGCCCGGTGGCCGACAAATACAATGAGTACCGCAACGACCAGCTTGCAGACCTTTGGGCACAGGTAACACTACAGGGCATCGGCATTGATGCCAAAAAGACGGAGGAGCCGCTATGACAGTATCTAAATTCTGTGAGAAATGCGGCAAGATGATGTGGGACGTGCAGCCCTGCAAGCGGTTCTGCGATACTTGCATAAAAGAAAAAGCAAGACAAAAGGCAAAGCTGAACTACGAAAAAAAGAAAGCGCAGCAGAAAGGCGTTATTTCCGCCATGCAGGCAAAGAAGCTGGATAAAAAGGCAGCACTGAAACCCCGCATCAAATCTATTGAACAATGCGTAAGAGAAGCCGCCGCGCTGGACATCTCCTACGGCCAGTATGTGCAGCGCGGGTATGACAAGGAGTGATTTTATGGACGCAATGGAATTTTGTAAACAGTTAGATAAGATTTGTAAAAGTCATTTTTCGTGTGAAAGCTGCCCGCTTGGAGATAGCAAGTGCTCAATTCGCTATATCGGAAGAAACGGAGAAAGCGTTGTGAAAATAGTCGAGGAATGGGTAAAAGACCATCCCGTCAAGACCCGCCAGAGTGAGTTCTTGAAGATGTTTCCCAACGCGAATTTAAAAATCACCACTCATTTGTTACCTTGCTCATTAGACGGAACCTTGAAACCATTGCGATGCGCCAAGTACAGTTATTTGAGTATCACTTGCCGTTGTGATAGGTGCAGGGACGACTACTGGAACGAGGAGGTAACCGACAATGACTAACATCACAACCCTGCGCACCGGCGAACACTTCATGTTCAAAGGCTTCGAGTGGGTCTGCCTTGACCCAAACCACCCTGACGGCGGCGTGCTGGCTATTATGGCAACGCCGTGGAAAAAAGATGTAAAATTCTGCCCAAGTGATAAATTCGTCGAGGAGAAAGGCAACTGGAATAACTACCGCACGAGCTTGATTCGTGATATTCTGAATGATTCCCTTGCTAAAAAGATCAGAGCTAACAAGCTCGGAGACAACCTGCTTTTGCATACCGTTGACCTTGTTGCAGATAATGGCGACCGCGCCTATGGTGCTGTGGCAGACCTCGTTTTCATCCTCACTTGCGACGAGTACCGCAAGTACCGTGACTACATCCCGCACTACGATAGCTGTACATGGACTGCCACACCTTGGGGTTGCGGGTATGCGTATTACAACGCAGGCGCTGTTCGCCTTGTGAACACGGAAGGCAGGTTTTGTGAAAGCGGTGCGTACAACAGATATGCTGTCGTCCCTGCTTGTGTTCTCAATCCGAAATCGCTCAATCTGCGCCATAGCATGGCGTATGTAGAAGAGGTGTCAGAATGAAGAAAACGCTATTTGCAACATTTTGTATAGCTGCTCTGCTCGTTCTGGTTACACTGATGTGTCAAATCAAAGAAAATCCTATCATCAAAGAAAATCCTATCGTAGAAACAAAGACTGTCTCTATCCAGCAAGAAATCGTATATGCCTATGTTACTACTGAAATGCTTACAAATGGCTATGGCGGTGTACATGGCCACCAAGATTATATATGCTACGGCGTTCATGATGGAGACAACATCCTTGATAAAGAAGACCGTATGGATTTAGTAACGATGCGAAAATCAGAAAAAGACCATAGTTATATAGAATACTACTACGAGCGCAGAATTTACGAGGACGGCACATACTATGACAGATATGCCGGAGATGCCTTGTACTTAACAGATGATATGCTAAAAAATCTGAGGACGAGCAACTAAAGGAGGTATCAGAATGACCATCATAGCAAATATCATTGGCGGTGCAGCGCTTGCCGCCATGTTTGTTGTATTCTACGCCCTGGGCGTATCCGCTGGCAGGGAAGCAACGCAACAGCGAGAAGAAGCTATCAGAATGGAGCATACACACGGAGGTGAAGATAATGCGCCTAATTGATGCTGAAAAATTTGAAGTATTCGATGCAACGTGCCAAATCACCAAAGGGATTCGATCAGGCAAAACAGCTGCTTATTTCTACAGCGAGGGTTGTAGAAAAGTGCTTGAAGCTATTGACGCCGCGCCAACCATCGACCCCGAATCCCTGCGGCCTACGGCGCATTGGATAAGCGTTAAAGACAGGCTGCCGGAAAAAGACGAGTATGTATTGTGTTTTTGCAATATCGGAGATGGATTTCAAGCGATATTTCACTACGGAAAAGAAAGAAAATTTGACGGGACCGCCGTCACCCATTGGATGCCGCTCCCCAACCCCCCCCCCGGAGGTGACCCCATGACAAAACAGCAACTAGTTGATGAATACGCCCGCGAACATCTTTGCGCGACATGCGAGTGGAAGAATGGCGATATTTGCACACTGCCGCGCTGCATGAAACTGAAAGAAAGGAGAAACAATGACCCGAGAAGAATTCAACCAAAAGAAAACGTGGCTATGGAGATACCAACGCAGCAGGAATTATGAACGACAGCTGCGCCAGCAGATACAGAGCGAACGTGAACGAGCAGCAGCGACAACTAAAGCATTATCCCCCGTTGTGGTGTCTGCCGGCGGTAAAAATAAAATCGAGGATGCCATTTGCAGAATCATGGAGCGCCAAGAAGCTCTATACAAGCAGATTATTGACACCGAGATGCAAAGGGAAGAAATTGAAACCGCAATAAACTCTGTGCAAGACCAAATGCAGCGGGACGTTCTGCGGGAGCGGTATATTGTCGGAACCCCGTATTGGTGGAAAATTGCGATAAATCTAAATATTTCCGAGCGATGGGCAAAGAAATTACACCGCGCTGCAATTGAAAATCTGTGCACTCCAGTTCACTTTTAACCTGCTATTATAGATATGCTGGATGATGTAGGAACGGGACAGCCTACTGCATAGCTAAAACCTCCTTTCTTTACCATTTTCATTTCTCCTGTTTTCATAGCTGGCAGCCGGGAAAGACCGGCATTTTATATGCTGCATAGCCGGTTCTATCTGCAAAGAATAAGGGCGCTGCGTTCCGAAGCAACGGCGTGGCAAAGGTGCAAGACCTATGTGCAGTATCAGGAGTCGGGTAGCACCCGAACGATGTGAGTGTGTATGGCATACCTCACCCAGAAATGAAAATGCCTGCTGAAAACGATGCAAGTCGATAATCTAAGCGGGAAGCCTACCATGCTGGATTAACTCAACTGGTAGAGTATCTGTTTTGTAATCAGACGGTTCGGGGTTCAAGTCCTCGATTCAGCACCAACGCCGATGATACGGGTAAAGGTAGCAGGGCCGGACGCGGCAATTGTGTTCCCCGTTAGGCAACCGCCATGCGCCTACTGACAGTGCGTACCATGTGGCGGGTTCTGAACAGGTTCATGCCGATATGCCCCGCTAAAGAAACTTGCAGGGCAGAGCGCATGAGCCTTATATGCCAACATAGCTTAACTGGTAAAGCCGAGCCTTATGACAGCATAGCTGCTGGTTTAGTTGCGGGTTCAAATCCTGCTGTTGGCGAAAGCTGGGTCGCTCCCACCGGTGAAAGCCCGGCGCAGGCAAAACGCGATAGATAACCTGAACGCTGTAAGCAAAGCGGCAAGCCGATCAGGAGCGCGGCGCGATGGCAAGACGCAACGGGACTTCGAGAGCCTGAAAAAGTCTGCCCGGCATCTGCTTGTGCGGACTCCGTTACTGACGCAGTTACGCATCGCCGAAACCCATTACATCAAAGCAGAACCGCGAATCCGCACGCGGGGGATAAATGCAGCGGATGAAAAAAACGTGTGGACAGCAGGCACGTTAAATTCTGACTGTACAAAAGCGTTGCGGATTTGCTCACCGCAACGGGTGAGACCGGCACAGCATAAACCGGTAGGGCGGGAACGCGCTTTTCCTCCGGCGCAAAGGGGTTCTGGGGGATATAAGCCTACACAAATTGTGTGGGCTTTTTGTGTTGTAAAGCGAGGTGATAAAGTGGCATCAAGAAAAAATCCGGGTGGCGCACCACCTAAATACAGAAGCGTAAAGGCAATGCAAGAAAAGATCGATGCCTACTTTGAAGCCTGCAAAGGGAAGCCGTTCTTAGACGATAACGGTGAACCGATGCGAAATAAAAACGGCTATATCATCTATGACGATAAAAAGCCGCCTACTGTGACAGGATTGGCGCTTGCACTTGGATTCACATCAAGGCAAGCGCTTTTGAATTACCAAAACAAACCAGAGTTCGTTGACACGATTACGCGCGCAAAGACCATTTGTGAACAGTACGCCGAAGAAAGATTGTACGACAAAGACGGCTCCGGCGGCGCACAGTTCAGCTTGCGGGCAAATTTTGGATGGCAGGATAAGCCAGAACAACAGCAGGATAGCGAGGTGCAAATCATAGATGACTTGTAAGCTATCCGGGATTGTTTCTCCTTGTTTCGCCGAAGTTCACCGCGAAATCAAGGCGGGCAATGTAAAAGAGCTTGTCGCAAAGGGCGGGCGCGGCAGTACAAAATCCAGCTATATTAGCATAGAGCTAATTTTGCAGCTAATCAAACATCCGCAATGCCACGCGGCAGTGTTCCGCAAGGTCGGCAACACGCTGCGCACAAGTGTTTATGCGCAAATAGTCTGGGCAATCAATGAGCTTGGCTTGCACGACCATTTCCGCTGCACGGTCAGCCCGATGGAATGCACCTATTTGCCAACTGGGCAAAAGGTGCTTTTTTTCGGTATGGACGACCCCGGCAAAGTTAAGTCAGTAAAGATGCCGTTTGGCTACATCGGCATTGCGTGGTTCGAGGAGCTTGACCAGTTCGACGGCGCGGAGCAAATCCGAAACGTGGAACAGTCCTGCCTGCGCGGTGGTAATTGGTCAATTACATTCAAGAGTTTTAACCCGCCCGCAATGGCGCGGAATTGGGCGAACGGGTACGCTCTGCAAGCCCGCGAAGGCAAGCTGGTACATCATTCTACCTACAAAACAACGCCCGCAGAATGGCTCGGAGAGCGTTTCCTTGCAGATGCGGAATACTTGGAGCGCAGCAACGAAACGGCATATCGGCACGAATATCTGGGCGAGGTTGTCGGCAGCGGTACGGCAGTGTTTGAGAATCTGCGCATTGAGAAAATCACAGACGAACAAGTGCAGACGTTTGACCGCATTAAGCGCGGCGTTGACTGGGGCTGGTACCCCGACCCGTGGGCATACAATGCGATGCACTATGATGCAGCGCGGAAAACGCTGTACATCTTTGACGAGTTGACGCGGCGGCGTACATCGAACCGCGACACGGCGCAGTTGCTGCTTGATAGAGGGCTTACGCGCGAGGACAAAGTCTGCGCGGATAGCGCCGAGCCAAAATCCATTGCGGACTATAACAAATACGGCGTGAAAACATTCCCTGCCAGAAAAGGACCGAAATCGGTTCGCTATGGCACAAAGTGGCTGCAAATGCTGGAAACGATTGTTATTGACCCAGAACGATGCCCGGACACAGCAAAGGAATTCAGCGAGTACGAGTACGAGCGAGACAGCAAGACGGGGGAAGTGCTGGAAGGCTACCCGGATTTGAACAACCATCACATCGACGCTGTGCGCTATGCGATGGAAAGCACAGCGAACAAAGCCGGAGATAGCACGGCAATGAAGTATCAAAGCATTTACAGATAGGCGGTGAGGGAAAATCAGAACGTATCAAGACTTTGTGGCGGTCGGTGAAGATGAACGTTCCCGCATGGGGTTTGTGTTTGACACAATCAACGATTTTAAAGGTCAGAAAAAGACGCGGGACATTCTGGACGCAAAGCTGTACTATTGGGGCGAAAATCCAACAATCAACCGCTATGAAAAAATGGTGTACGACCTTGAAGGGAAAGCACATCCCGATATGTACACAGCAAACCACAAGATTGCCAGCAAGTTTTTTGGATTTGTTGTAGATCAGGAAGTTTCTTACTTGCTGGGCAACGGCGTTGCGTTTAACAAGGATGCCACAAAAAAGGCGCTTGGCGCCACGTTTGATGAAGATATTATGGATGCTGCCCGCCGTGCGTTGATTGGTGGGCAGTCTTTCGTATTCTGGAATCTTGACCATATTCAGGTGTTCGCGCCGGAGCAGTTTGTGCCGCTATACGATGAAGAGGACGGCGCACTAAAAGCCGGAATCCGGTTTTGGCAGATTGACCCGGACAAGCCGCTGCGGGCGACTCTGTACGAGATGGACGGGTACACTGACTACATCAAGCCGCGAAACGGTGAAGTGCGCAGTTTAAACGGGAAACTGCCGTATAAGTTGAAAGTTAGGTACTCGGAGATTGACGGCACAGAAATTTATGACGGAGAGAATTATCCCGGATTTCCCATTATCCCGCTGAAAAACGGTGAACAGGCACGCAGCGAACTTTGCGGCAGAAAAAACACCGTTGACGCGCTCGACCTTGCCAGCAGCAATATGGTCAACAATGTGGATGAGGGCAACCTAATCTATTGGGTGTTGACAAACTGCGGCGGCATGGATGAGGTGGACGATGCAAAGTTTGTGGAGCGTCTTAAAACTACCCACGTTGCCCATGCAGATGGTGACGAGGGTGCAAAAGCCACGCCACAGAGCATCGAAGCGCCATTCCAAGGCACGCAGGCTACCATTGATATGCTGACCAAAAAGCTGTACACGGATTTCCAGGCGTTTGACGCATCTGCCGTGAGCGCTGGAAACCAGACGGCAACGGCCATCAAGGCAAGCTATGTGCCGCTTGACCTGAAAACAGACAAATTTGAAAGCTGCGTAACGCGCTGCATCAAGGGCGTTTTGGCAATTGCCGGGCTTGATGATGAACCAACTTACACGCGCAACCAGATTATCAATAAGCAGGAAGAAACGCAGACCGTGATGCTGTGTGCGGAGTATTACGATGATGAGTACATCACCAAAAAGCTGCTTACCATTAACGGCGATGCTGACCAGTACGATGAATTGATGAAGCGAAAGGCGGCAGAGGAGCTAGACCGCACGACCAACGGCGAGGAGTGACAAGATGTTGAATTTTGAAAACCTCGACAAAGCCAACTTTTTAGGCGTTGGCAAATACGATACGCCAATTATTCAGCCAGAACATATAGACGTGCGGCATTTGGAGTGGATTCCGTTTGATAAGGCGCTTGTATCCAAAGACAGAGCCACAAAAGGCGTGCATTTCTACTGCTACGACTTCCTGTTTTCCAGAGTATGGAATAATCCTGACAAGTACATCAATTTGCTTTCGCAGTTTGGAGCAGTCTGCGCGCCGGATTTTTCGCTGTATTCTGAAATGCCACTTGCTATGCAGATTTACAACCATTACCGCAAGCATTGGTGCGCAGCGTATTGGCAGGCGCATGAGATACACGTTATTCCTACCCTATGTTGGTGCGGCATGGATAGCTTTGAATGGTGCTTAGACGGCACACCAAAACACAGCATTGTTTCTATTTCAAGTGTTGGCACACAAAGCAACGATTATGAAAAAGAATGCTTTGCCAGGCAATGCCGCAAGGCGCTGGAAATTTTGGAGCCGTCAGAAATTTTGTGGTACGGCAAATGCCCGGATGAATTTGACTGGAACGTGACAAAAATTGCGCCACGATACGAGAAAATTAAAGAAAGGCGGTTGATCGCACATGGCAAAACGCGGTAGCGGCGGCGCTGGTAGGAGCGGCGGATTAAAACCACAAAAAACAACACTCGATGAATATCTTGGCGCTCGTGGGCTGAGTTCTCCCATAAGCGATTACATGGATGATAAAATTCGCAATCCGCACGGAATGACGGTAAGGCAGAAAAAGCAATTTCAAAAGGATGCTGCGGCAGCTGCGGACGAATACCAGGAAAAGAGAAGCGCGGCTATTAAAGAATATCAAGCAGGTGTTAAATCTGGAAAAATTGTAGAAAAATCGAGAATTGACGTTTTGCTTGACCGCGCACGAGGACATGAAGACAACGAATCGACACAGGCGGCGCGACGTGCATTAAAAAAGCGTGGAATCAATTGGAAAACAGGTAAAATGCTGTGAAAAAACCTGATTACGCCCACAAACTTACTGACGCGCAGCTTGCCAAGCTGGAACAGCGCATCGCAAAGCTGTACAAAGAAGCTGCTGACGAATTGACCGACACGGTGAAAGCCTATTTTGAGCAGTTCGAAAAGCGTGATGCAGCCATGAAAGAAAAACTCGATGCAGGCAAAATCACCGAACAGCAATACAAGCAATGGCGGCTTGCGCAGATAGGGCGTGGCAAGCGTTTTGAAGCCATGCGCGATAAAGTGGCAGAAAGATACACCGATGCCAATGCAACGGCTGTGGCATACGTCAACGACGCCACGCCGGGCATTTACAGCTTGAATCGCAATTATGCCGCTTACAAAATCGAGCAGGTTTCCGACAAAGCAGATTTTACGCTGTGGGATGAGCAGACCGTTAAACGTCTGATTGTTGAACAACCAGACTTGATGCCGTACTACCCGCCGAAGCGGGCATTGCGGCGCGGAATTGACCTGAAATACGGCAAGCAACAGATTACCGCCAGCGTGACAAGCTCCATCCTGCAAGGCAAAAGCATACCGAAAATCGCCAACGATTTACAAAGCCGTATGCAGGATATGAACCGCACAAGCGCTATCCGAACCGCTAGAACGGCGGTTACAGCAGCGCAGAACGCGGGAAGGCTAGATACTTACCGCGCCGCACAAGACATGGGCATAAAGCTGAAAAAGCAATGGCTGGCAACGCTGGATAACCGCACACGCCATGCGCACGCGATGCTGGACGGTCAGACAGTTGACAATGACAAGCCGTTTAAAGTAGACGGCTATGAGATTATGTTCCCCGGAGATGCAAGCGCACCGGGCTATTTGGTGTATAACTGCCGATGTACTCTAATTGCAGCGCTTGACGATGTGCCAAAAATCCCGAACCCGCTGCGCCGTGCACGCGACCCGGAAACGGGAAAGAGCATACTTGTATCAGATATGACCTATGCGCAGTGGGAAAGCTGGAAGGAAGGAGCTGCGCAGAACGCTGGAAAGATTAAAAAATGAAAATCATCTTTGACGACCACAGCGACGAGGTGCTTTCAGCCCTTGACGCTGCCCTCGCACGCGGGCTTGAAAAATGCGGGCTTGTGGCGGAGGGCTATGCAAAAAAGCTATGCAACAGCCCCGGAAAATTTGGAACTGGCGCATTGCGAAATAGCATCACTCATACAGTGACAAACAGCGGAGAACGCGCCGCCTATGTCGGCACAAATAGCGAATACGGCGTATACGTTGAGTGCGGAACGGGCATTTACTATCCGGGCGGCAGACAAACGCCGTGGGTATATCAAGACGCAAAAGGCAATTGGCATCTGACCCACGGACAACGCGCCAAGCCGTATATCAAGCCTGCAGTGGCAGACCATGCCGCGCAGTACACAAGAATTATCGAACAAGAGCTGAAAGGCAAATAAGCCGCTCGGCTCTTTTTATTGGGAGGAAAGCACATGAAAAAGATTCTTTATATCGCAATCACGATTATGGCTGCGGCGCTGCTTTTGTGCGGCTGTTCCGAAGCCGCCAAAGCAAACTCCAATATTTCTAAACAGGCAGATTACTTTGAGAGTGAACGAAAAATCACCGTATACAACGCCAGAACAGACAAGGTCATTATGGAAGCCGAGGGGTATATGTCTATCTCCAACAATTCCAGCAACGAGCTTGTCTGCACTGTAAAGGTTGGCCCTGATACTTACAGGAAAAATTACATCTACCTAAATGACTACACAATGTATGTTGTCGAGGATATTACAGGAACACACACAGACCCGTATCATTACAAGCTGTATTTCCACACAAATGTGTTGCCCAGCGTTGAAGTGAAACCGTAAAAGGCAAGGTTACATAGCAACTACCGAGATTTTATCGGCGGTTGTTATTTTTATACGCAAAAACGGCGAAGAACTGCCGTTTTGAATAAAACGCGAATGTCGAAGAACTGACACCGAAGAAAAGGAGCGAAAAACATTGGCTATTACTCGCAAGCTGCTAAAAGGTATGGGGCTGACCGAAGATCAGCAGGACACTATTATTGAAGCCCACACTGACACCGTAAACGGTTTGAAAGCGGACGTTGACCGCTATAAAGCCGATGCGGAAAAACTTCCCGGCGTTCAAAATGAACTGAACGACCTGAAAGAAAAGGGCGATGACGATTACAAAGAAAAGTATGAATCCGAGCACAAGGCTTTTGAGGCTTACAAAACCAACGTGGCCGCTGAAAAGACTACCGCTGCCAAAGAAAAGGCATTGGAGACCGCCCTAAAGAAAATCGGCATTGCCGACAAGCGAATTGCCACTGTTGCCAAGATGGCAAAGGCAGATGGTTTTCTGGATGCTTTGGAGCTGGACGAAAACGGCGTGGCGAAAGACGCTGCAAAGTTTGAAACCAGTTTGAAAGACGGTTACGGCGAATTTGTTGTAACTACCAGCACTCAGGGCGCGAACACGCCGAACCCACCTGCCGGAAACGGCGGCAGTGGTTCCATCACGGCAGAAGCCTTTAAAAAGATGGGCTATGCCGACCGACTGAAACTCAAGAAAGAAAGCCCGGAACAGTATTCCGAGCTTGCAAACAGCAAAGGAGATTAACACATGGCAGATACTATTTTGACCAAACTCGCAGACCTGATTGACCCGGAAGTCATGGCCGATATGATTTCGGCTAAAATCCCTGACAAAATCCGCGTTGCACCTTTTGCAAAGGTGGATGACACCCTTGCTGGCGTGCCCGGTGATACCATTACTGTGCCGTCTTACGGTTACATTGGTGACGCGGAGGACGTTGCAGAGGGCGTTGACGTTGACATCGACAAGATGAGCACCAAGGACAAGAAGTACAAAATCAAGAAGGCCATGAAGGGCGTTGGCCTGACCGATGAAGCTGTGCTGTCCGGCTACGGCAACCCTGTTGGCGAAGCCAATGCGCAGCTGGCGCTGTCTATCGCTGCTAAAATCGACAATGACTGCATGGAAGCCCTGCAGGGCGCTACGCTGGTGTATGACGGCACTGCCTCCGCTATCAAATACAGCGACGTTGTGGACGCTATCGACGTGTTCAACGAGGAGATCAACAGCGACAAGGTCATGTTCATCAATCCCAAGCAGATGGCGACCCTGCGCAAAGATGCGGACTTTATCAGCGCTGATAAGTACATCCCCGGCGTCGCGCTGACCGGCGAGATCGGCAAGATCGCCAACACCCGCGTTGTCGCATCTCGCAAGGTTCCTTCTATCGAGTATGAGAAGGACAACAGCACCGGCACCATTGAGATTGTCGCTGATACTACCGCCGAAACCTCTACCAAAAAGCATCTGGCGACCATCCAGCCCCATTGCGCTGCTGCTTTGATTGTCGGTGATAAGGTCAAGGCTGCTGCTACCGCCTATTACGCTTGCCCCATCGTTAAGCTGAATGAGGATAGCGAGACCGAGGACGATGTGCCCGCCCTGACCATCTACCGCAAGCGCAATATCAACGTGGAGACCGAGCGAAAGCCGCGTAACCGCTCCACCGAGATCACTGCTGACGAGTTCTACGTTGCGGCGCTGACCAACGAAGCCAAAGTCGTGCTGGCAAAGTTCAAAAAGTAATAAGGAGGCAGCGAAATGCTTGAAGAATTGATGCGAGAGTGTAAAAACTGGTTTGTTGCGCCGAATGGCGTACATCTGGGCACTTTTACCGTCAAGGAAGGCAGCATTACGCTGCCTTTTCTTGTTTATGGGCAATATTTCCGCATCGTTGGCAGCGTTTTTAACGACGGCGTTTACGAGTATGGCAACGTTTATCTGCAGGACGAAACATTTGAGGGAGCTATCTGGGCTTTAAGTGTTCCGCCTGCATTTATAAAGCTTTCCGAAGAAATCAAAAGCTGGCGCGACCAGTACGAGAACGCCGCAAGCAGCCCGTTTCAAAGCGAGAGCTTTGCAGGGTATAGTTACACCAAATCAAGCGCGAACGGCAATTCTGGCGGCTCTGTGACGGGCTGGCAGGGCGTGTTTGCGTCCCGGCTAAACAAATGGAGAAAGCTATGAGCCTTTTAGATGATTTTTCGCGCAGCTGCATCATTATGGACAAACTGACAAAGCCTGACGGCGAGGGCGGCTATTCTACCGAGTGGCGCGAGGGCGCAGAGTTTTCAAATTACGTCGCATTTGACAGCAGCCTTGAAGCACGGCAGGCCGAAGCGCAGGGTGTTACCAGCGTGTATACCGGCATTGTGCGGAAAGACGTGCCCATTGAGTACGGCAGCGTGTATAAGGACGTGACGACCGGGGCATATTTCCGGGTCACGAGCCGCCCGGAAGAAAAGCAAGCCCCGGCAAGCGCTTCTCCAATGCTGCAAAACCTAAAGAGTTTTACGGCTGAACGATTGCGGGAGGGATTGCCGACATGACAAAGGGCGCTGCATTACAGCAGTTTTTTGGTCGGTTTATGACCGCATACGCCAGCAACGCCGTGCCGGATGACTCTGTACTCCCCTACCTGACCTATGATGCTGTGTTTGACGCATGGGGCGGCGGGGCGGTATCGCTGACGGTCAACATGTGGTTCCATACCACGAGCGAAGCGGTGCCCAATGCAAAGGCGCTTGAGCTTTCGGACGCGCTGGGCATTGGCGGCGTGACGCTGCCGGTAGATGACGGCTTGATTTGGTTAAAACGCGGCTCCCCATTCTGCCAGGCGCTGGCAGATGACACAGACAAAAACATAAAACGGCGGTACATCAACGTGACAGCCGAATTTTTATGCCTAAATTGAGGTGAAAGCATGAAATTTACTCGTATTCCTGAATCTGCGTTTAAAGAACTGGTCTTGAACGCGGGCTATCTTGCAACTACGTTTGACCCGGCTGCCGGTACTGCGCCGGAAGAAAGTGCGCTGCTGGGCGCTACGACCGGCGGCATCAACTTTACGGCTGTGCCGAGCTTTACCGACTTCGGCGAGGATATCGACAACTGCCCTAAAAACATGAAAGAGCTGAAGCAGATTGAATCGTGGGAAGTCAAGTGCAGCGGCACTTATGTTTCGGCATCGGCAGAGAATGCCAAGAGCATGCTCGGCGCTGCGGATGTTACGACTACTTCCAAGGTGTCCAAAATCACGCCGCGCAACGACCTGAAAGACAGCGACTTTACCGATTTGTGGCTGCTGTGTGATTACTCTGACAAGCACGGCACTACGAATGGTGGTTTCTGTGCCATTCACATGCTGAATACGCTGTCTACCGGTGGTTTCAGCTTGCAGACCGGCGACAAGGAAAAAGGTCAGATGAGCTTTGAATACACGGCGCACTACTCCATTACCGCGCAGGACACTGTGCCGTGTGAGGTGTATATCAAGGCGGGAGAGGATGAGGCATTATGAAGCTGTTTTCTCAGTTAAGCACTGACGAAGCTGGTGAGGTTGCGCTGCGAATTGCACCGCCCATCACGAACCTGATCGAGGATGAAAACCTTGTTGCTGAAGTACAGAAAACCATGCCGAAAGGCGACACGACTGTTATTGCAATGCAGCGCTTCGGCCTTGCGAAAATCGTAAAACTGCTCAACATTGCAATTAAGCAGCACCGTACCGACGTTTACGAGATTCTTTCCCCCTTTAATGGGCTGACGGCAGAGGAAATCGGCAAGCAGAATTTTCTTGTCACCTGCAAGCAGGTTTATGATTTGCTGAACGATAAGGATTTTGTCGATTTTTTCAAATTGTGTCTTGCTGGCGGGCAGAACAAGTAATCCCCGTACTGCTAAAAATGCCGAAACTGAGCGCAAAGGCGCTTGTGTCGGCGCTGCCTTACGCTTTAAAAGCTGATTTCGAAGAACAGATGTACAAGGTGTACATGACAGATAGTGCGTGGAGCCTTGTGGTAGCTGTTACAGGCGTAACGGACAGGCCAGCGAGATATATTGACATTATCCACCCGCCCAAAGTGGATACGCGGACACCGGAACAGGTGCAAGAAGATTTCAAAGACTTTGCGGCGCGGCATGGGTTAAAAACAAAAGAACGGCAGGAGGTGAGCGAGTAAGTGGACGTATTTGACCTTTTTGCAAAAATCACGCTGGATTCCAGCGAATATGAAAAGGCGCTGAAAAGAACAAAGGCTGAATCGCAAGCGTTTGTCAGCGGGTCTTATACAAAAGGCTTTGAAAAAGTTGCTGGTACAGTTATGAAGATCGGCACAGCGCTGGCGGGCGTCGGTACTGCTGCCGCTGGTTTTGCGGTTAAAGTAGGCTCTGGGTTTGAATCCGCTATGTCGCAAACGCAAGCTATTTTTGGCATTACTGACAAGATGTCAGACGAATACAAAAAGCTGGAAGATACTGCCCGCGAATACGGCAAAACCACGCAGTACAGCGCAAGCGAATCTGCGGACGCGCTGAAATATATGGCTTTGGCCGGGTGGGATGTAGAGCAAGCAACCTCTGCGCTGCCCGGCGTGCTGAACCTTGCGGCTGCGGCCAGCATGGATTTGGCGCAGGCATCTGACATGGTAACGGATTACATGTCGGCGTTTGGCATTGAAGCTGATCAATCCGCCTATTTTGCAGACGTTCTGGCCTATGCACAGAATAACGCAAACACGACCGTTGACCAATTGGGGCAGGCGTTTCAAAACTGCGCGGCAAACATGAATGCGTCCGGGCAGGACTTTGAAACCACCACCGCGCTGCTGGAAGCTATGGCGAACCAGGGCACGAAGGGCAGCCTTGCAGGCACGCAGCTGGCCGCTATGATGCGCGACCTGACCGCCAAAATGAAAAACGGCGCAATCACGATTGGCAACGCCAGCATTGCAGTGCAGGATTCAAACGGCAATTTCCGCGACATGACGGATATTTTGACGGAGGTTGCCGCTGCTACAGACGGTATGGGCGATGCGCAGCGTGCTACGGCGTTAAGCTCTGTATTTACGGCTGATTCTTTAAAGGGTGTCAACCTGATTCTGAATGAAGGCGTTGACAAAGTTGCCCAATATGAAGAAGAACTACGCAATGCCAACGGCACGGCAGCGGATGCGGCAAAAATCAATAACGACAACCTTGCAGGCGCTTTAAAAGAGTTAAGCTCTGCGGCTGAAGAAGTTGGTATTGCGGTATACAAAAAATTCCAAGAACCGCTGACAAAAGCCGTTGATAAGGTTACGGAAATTGTACAGAATATCAACATTGACGACCTTGTCGAAAAAGGCAAAAACATGCTGGACACGCTGGCAAAGATTGCCCCCGCTATTGCTGCCATTGTAAGCGCGGCAACCGGGCTTTATGGCATGATTAAAATTGCCGACAAGTTAAAAGACTTTGGCGAGATGGCTGCGGCAATCAGCAAGGCAGGCGGGCTTATCGCTTCTATTGGCGGCCCTATTGCTATTGTAGTTGCCGCTATCGCGGCGCTGGTTGCAGGATTTGCTACGCTGTACACGACAAATGAAAATTTCAGAAACGGCGTTAATGCAGCGTGGGATGCGATTTCTGCCAAGATTCAGGAAGTCGTGGAATTTGTACAGCCTTATGTTGAAGCGGCTATGCAGGTTATTGGGCAGGTCGTTACGCAGGTCATTACAGATTTGACCCCAGTCATACAGAGCATCGGTGAAGCGTTCAGCGCTGCATGGAGCCTTGTACAGACTGTATGGGCATGGGCAAGCGCATTCTTTCAGGCCATCTTCCAGGCAATTGTGGTTATCTTTGCACCATTTGCACCGATTATCAGCGGATTCTTTCAGGGCGCGTGGATCATTATTCAAAGCATCTGGAATGTTGCGGTAAGCTTTTTCCAGACTGTGTTTAATTTGATTACCGGCGTGTTCTCTACGATTGACGCTGTGTTGTCCGGTGACTTTAAGAGCGCATGGGAGTCGATTCAAAGCATCTTTGAAGGTGCGTTTGACTTTTTCTCTACGGTCGGCCAGAACGTTGTTGAGGGCATCAAGGGTGGCATTGCGGCTGTTTGGGGTGGTCTTGTCAGCTTCGTGCAGGGCTTGTGGGATGGCATCAAGAGCATTTTTGTCATCAATGCAAGTGATGTAAAAAACAACACGGGCGTTAATGGCAGCCATGCAGGCGGCATGGATTATGTCCCCTATAACAACTACGTTGCAAATCTGCATCGCGGTGAAATGGTACTGACAGCCGATGAAGCGGACAACTACAGACGCGGTAAGGGCAGCAGCAACGGTTTTACCCTGACGCAAAATATTTACGCGGCAAAGCAGACGCCGGTTGAACTGGCAGCAAGTACAGCAGCATATTTCCAGCGGGCGAGGTGGGCGATATGAGTTTTTTAAGCAAGACTTTTAAATACGTCAACTCGCTGGGGCAGTCTATCGTGTTTGACTATGAGCATGGTTATCTTATAAGCAAGCCGGATGGCATTGATACAATTTCGGTTACTGCCAACACGGCGCAGGGCATCGGTCAAGTAGGCGCTACGGTGCAATCTAAGGCCATTCAGACGCGGCCTATTACCATCAATGGCAGAGTTATAGGCAAAGACGCGCAAGCGCTGAAAGACGCGCTTATGACCGTTATTCGGCCTGACCTGACCGGGGTGTTATATGCCGGAGACTGGCACATAGATGTTATTGTAACGGCATCGCCTACCATTGGCGCATCAAAACGCGGTGCGCCGTTTCAGCTTGGCTTGCTTGCTCCCTACCCGTATTGGGAAAGTGGCGAACGAAAAGCAATGCAGCTGCGCGGCGTGCAAAAAGGTTTTAAATTCCCATGGAATATCAGCAAAACGTATTATTTCGGCAAAGTCATTGTGCTGAAATACATTGTTTTGCAGAATTTCGGGCAGTTTGATGTTCCGTTTATTCTGGAAATCAATTGCGTTGGCGAGACGGCAACAAACGTAGGCATTGAAAACATGCTGACAGGTGAAGTGCTGCGGCTGGAAAAAACGCTTGTGGAAGATGAGCGTGTCGTTATCAAGACATCGCACGGGAAAACAACGGTCACAAGCTCTAAGGACGGTGACTGCCGGGGTGCACTTACGCTTGAAAGTACACTGTACAGAATCCATACGGGCGATAATGCGTGGAAACCTACTGCGGACAGTGGGCTTGAAAACGTTGAAATGAGTGTTTCGTTTGCGGAAGAAAGTGCGGGTGTAACGGTAATATGAGATTAGAGCTGTTCTCCCCCGACCTTAGCAACCGACACGAAATCACGCACGCGATCAGCAGCGAATTCAGCGACTACTATAACGATGTTGGGAAATTTACGGTAGTTTTGCCGATGGATGAGTACAACATCGGGATAGTGGAGCTGGATGCTGTTTTGTACATTGTAGAGCGAAAACTTGCGTATACTGTGGAAGAAATACAGTTTGATTGCGACAACAGCGAAATCACGTTGAACGGTTACAGCCTGAACAACAAACTGAACCGGCGTGTTATTGCGGCAACTGCCAGCATTGCCAACGTGGAAACAGATGTATACAGCGTTATTACTGCCAACCTGCGCGGGCTGCCTGTACTGCTGGCGAAGAAAAAAGGCTTGACAGAAACCGTGAAAGCAACAGAGGTGTACGGGGACGAACTGTTAAACTGCATACAGCCGATTTTGACAGATGCCGAGATTGGGAACAGGATGGTTTTGGACTACAGAGCCAAAACGGAAACGTTTGAATTGTATAAGGGCGTTGACCGCACAGAGGGATTAAACGCGGTCCTGTTTGTGCAGGAACGCGGAACGGCGCCGGGGCTGGTAGTTGACAAGGATATTTCTGAATACAAAAATGTGTGCTACTGTGAAGCGCAGTACAAAGACGGTACAAAGTTTGTGGTGCAGGCTGGCACGGCCAGCGATGCGGAACGGCGCGAACTATGGGCGAGGTTCAGCGGAGACGCACAGCAGGATGGCGAGACAAACGCTGCGTTTCAGACGCGCGTTAAGCAGTATGCAGCGTTGCAGCTAGGTAGCCATTTGAACCGAAACGGATTTGACATTGACGCGGACGGCGATGAACTGGGCACGGCATATAATGTCGGAGATTTGGTTTGGTGCGTTTCTTTGCGGCTGGGTGTAAAGTACAAGGCAAGAATAACGGCGGCAAAGTATTCACAGGATGCAAACGGGTCGAGCGTTAAGCTGGTTATTGGCGACCCGATTTTAACAGTGTTGAGGTGAGACAGTGGCAGAAATTAAAAATTTCCCGAATAATGTTGACGAATACATCGGGGCACAAAATGTCATGAAGTGGCTGCACGGGCGTACAAGCGGCGTTTTTGGCGCGGATGGCAATTTAAGTGTTACTGCAAACGGCAATATGACGGTAAGGGTATCGGATGGTGTTGGTTGGCTTGCGAACGACAAAGCAGACGGTACGGTTTTTTGGAATGATACCAAAGAACAGACCGGCAGCGAGTTACAGCTGACAATCCCGCTGGCGAATGCTGTATCGCCGCGTATTGACCGTGTTGTTGTGAGTTGGGACACAGTAGACTATGCAGCAAAACCGCGCATTGAAGTGCTGAAAGGTACGGCGGCTTCTACACCTGTTGCACCGGCACTGACAAACAATAGTCTGTTGCGGCAGATTTCGCTTGCACAGATTGCAATTCCCGCGGCAGCAAGCAAAATCACGTCGGCCAATATTACCGATGAACGACTTGACAGCACAGTATGCGGGCTTGTGACGGATTGGGTAAACGTTGATACCAAGATGATGCAAGAACAATTTGCTGCTTTTCTTACCAAAATTAAAACTGAGCTGGAGCAGCTGCATGCTGGAACGGCTACGATGATGCGTGCCACCTACGACCCGCAAGGACGGAACACGGACATATTCAAGTACACGGATAAGGTGGCCAACATCTACTACGCCAGGCTTACGCTGAACGGGTGGACGGCTTGCAGCAGCGCCGACCAGGCCAAAGACCTGCTGTACCAGCAGACGGCTACGCTGACCTGCGCGAACAGCCATGCGCCGGTGGTGACGGCTGCCAGCGAGTTTTTGTCCGGCATCGGCTACGACAAGACCGGGGTACCCGCTACCGATAATGTGCTGAATGAAGTGCAGGACATCATCAACGACGGCGTGACGGTCACGGCGTACAATTCGGTGCTGGTTAAGGTGAAAAAAAAACCCACCGCCGAAATCCGGGCGCGGTGGGTCATTCAAAGTTGATGGAGGTTCAGCATGAAACGTTGTAAGAAATCTGCGGCATGTGTTGCGCGGGGGTACTGCTGATGGGTGTAGCACCGAGGATTCCGGGCGGCGGCGGAATAAAAGAATTTGCAAGCATTTTTGTGCGAGGGCACAAGCATGAAGCCATGCCAATCGCCAGCGTACGAGCCTATAAAGACAAGACTGTTAAAGCAAAAAATCTATATTTGGGTAGTGGCCCGTATTTCACGTCTCCCCAAACTTGGACTGTCAATAATCTTTTTAAAGTGCAAACGATTAGTTCTGATGTGTATGTATATATCTTACAAGACGCAAAGGATTCTAGCGGCTCCACATATTCCGCTGGAGATACTTTGGCAAGCTACAACGTCAACAGCGACACGACACTTTTTTTGGAAAAAATTTTTTATCCGCTACCTGGTAAAAGTTGGTCGTAAGGAGATGCGATATGAAAATCTACGATGAAATCACCAACGAGGAACTGACCTCTCCCGACCTGGCCGCTGGTTATCTCTACACCGCCCGGCGGGTTGCCGAGCATGTGCCGGAGAGCCGGGAAGTGATGCAGGGCACTGTCACCGAGGACGACCCCAAAGGCCTTGAGCACATCATCTCCGGCTACGATGTGTACGAGGACTGCCAGCTGTACCACCGCTACACCGTGGCCGAACTGGCCGAGCGGCAGCAGGCGGAGATCGAGGCGAGCACCATTGTGCTGGACGATGCGACCAAACTCTCCCTGATGTTGGCCGAGATCCCCACCGAGGCCAAGCCCACCATGCCCCCGAAGCTGGGCTACAAGTGGGTGCCGACCTACAGCGGCACGGCGGGTTTTGCGTGGGAACTGCAGGAAGACCCAAACGCCTACGGAACCAACGACCGCCCGCTGTACTGGGTGGACGGCATGACCGTCTGCACCGGCTACTACTACACCGACGGCGACAAGCTGTACGTTGCCCTGCAGGACGGCACAGCCACGGCGCTTGATGACACAGAATGGTTTGAGGTGATGTAATGGCATTGCATGAAGTACAGCTGAAAGGATACAGTGTTAGACCCGGCAACTTATCGCTTGGCACTTTTGACAGTTACGGTATCGAGCAGCTGCATGTGACAACAGATGACAGTTGGGATGGGCTGGACATTCTGGCCGTATTCCACGCGCCGAACGGGACTGCGAAAAAGGTTGTTGTTGGGGCAGACGGTATGCTTGCCGTACCGCCGGAAGCTACGGCAAAGCAGGCAGGCGTCGGCAGAATTGTTTTTGTTGGGCTTGCGGAAAACGTGCAGCGCATTACTGTGGACATGGGATACAATATCAAGCCGCACTCTGACATCGAGGGAGACAACCCCGGCACGCCTACGCCGGACGTGGTGCAGCAGATTCTTGCCAACTCGAACCATGCCGTCAGCATTGCCACGGCGGCGCAGGAAGCCGCTGAGAACGCCCGCCAAGCCGCCGAGGATGCGGCCAAAAAGGCGGGCGAGGGAGCGGGCGGCGCTGCTGCAAGTGCAGTGGCAGCCAAGAAGAGCGCCGAGGACGCGGCAGCATCCAGCGAGAGCGCGGCGGGTAAGGCAGAGGAGTCCGCATCCTCCGCCAGTGCGGCCGCTGAGAATGCCAAAGCAGCTCAGGCCGCACAGGGCAGCGCCGAAAATGCTGCTCAGACAGCCGCTGATGCAGCGGGTGTCGCTGGACAAGCTGCTGGCGCGGCCGCACAGAGTGCAAAGGCGGCTGAAACTGCCAAGCAGAGAGCAGAGGACGCAGCAAAAAAGGCGCTTGAAGCAAAAACGGGCTCGGAAAACGCCCTGCAAGATGCTGACGCAGCAAAAGATGCCGCAAGTGGCTATGCCGATGCTGCGGCAAAATCAGCCACAGCAGCAGCGGCCAGTGAGAAAAATGCAGCGAAATTCGCGAACAGCGCTGCTGATAGCGCGGCGGCGGCTAAAAAGTCGGCGGATGATGCCAACAATACTGCCAACAGCATCAAGGATTCTATGACACAAATTTCCGAGAACAAGGAGGCGGTTAGTCAGCTAAAGGAAGATACTGCTGCGCTGAAGAAGCGCCAGAATGTGCTTGTTGGCAGTGAGACAGGCAACCCGGTAAGCTGCAGTGACGCATATTCCGCACCGCTGTGCGGCCTGACCGTGTACGGCAAGAGTATGCAGGGGAACACGACCGGGGCGCAGCTGTTTGATGTCTCAAATGCTGATGTGGTGCAAATGTATATCGCTAATAGTGGTATCGGGAATTTTGTAGATAATTATAGTGTCATTATACCTATTAAGCCATCGACATCTTACACAATAAGTGAAAAAAATAATAAAGTATTCAGAGTTGCCATAACAGAAGAGTACCCAGTTGAAGCAGCACTTACTTTATTTAAAGATACCACAACTATCTATAAAAATATTACAACTCCTAATAATTTACCAAATGGTAATTTTTTAATGATTCAGTTGTATGGTAATTTCGCCCACGCACCGGATTTTTCGGGCTTGATGCTCAACGAAGGATCTACAACTAAGCCGTGGGAGCCCTACACCGGAGGCAAGCCATCCCCATCACCGGATTACCCACAGGAGATTAAGAGCGCAGGCGACAGCGGGAGCGTGGCGGTGACCTTGAGCGATGGGAACGGAAAAACGCAAACTCTCACCCTGCCTACGCCCAACAGCTTACCCGGAATCCCTGTCACGTCTGGCGGCAACTACACTGACCAAAACGGCCAGCAATGGGTGTGCGACGAGGTAGACTTGGAGAGAGGGGTGAAGGTGCAGAGAGTAACAACAATAGTTTTTTCCGACCAAAAGAAGTTTACTCTGAGAACGACCAGTACCAGTACCAAGTTTCGCTTTAGTACTGCAGCCGATGGATTAAAAACCGCAAATTTAACGACTGCTGATTCAAGTGCGTTTTGCTCGGCTTTAGTGCTTGGTAAACAAGGTAGTACATGGACTACACCTAATACTTTTACAATCGATGCCGATGCAAGGTTATACGTTAGATTTGAAAACATCAACTCTCTGGGCGAGTTACAGCAATATTTGCAACGAACACCTATGTCACTAACCGCAATTCTCGCCACCCCCATCGAAACCCCGCTCACCTCTGCCGAAATTGCCGCTTACAAAGCGCTGACTGCCTACGCGCCAGACACCGTGGTGCAAGCGAGCGACGGAGCAGGTGTAAAGCTGGAATATCAGCGCGATGTGAACATCGCAATCAAAAATCTTGAGGACGCCATCGCGTCCATGACTACCACTTAAAGGAGATATACATTATGGCTATCAAAAGTAAAGCACGGCACGACCTGACCTTGCGCAGCATCAAGCGGGAAATTGCCGCCGGACGTGACGTTGCATACTGGTTGGACAAGGCGTACACACATCTTGACAATGGACTACTGACAGAAGATGACATTGCAGAGGTGGAAGCTCTGGCACAGGCGTACTACGACGCTCTGGACGCTGAAGACAAGTCGAACCTTTCTATCCCCGGTTAAGCGTGGGCGCGGCCCACGCCGCCGGCTGGTGATGAATAATGATGAGGTGATACCTTGACAGGAATTTTTAAAGGACAGTTTCGTGTACGGTACAACTACGCCCGATTTGGTTACACGCGGGGCGGCGGCAAGACGTGGCATGGCGGCATTGATCTGGAAGCGCTGGACGATGAGACCATTTACATGCCCACCTACAAGGGCAAGAGCATTTCCGGCACGGTGACCCGGGCGCGGATTGTGACCGACAAAAACAATGCGACGTGGGAGTGGGGATATTACGTCTGTGTTCAGCTGGACACAAACCAGACGCCGGATGCCGTCAACTACCTGTACTTCTGCCACTGCGCCAGCCTGCTGGTTAAGGCAGGCCAGAGAGTCAAGAGCGGCGATGTACTGGCCGTTATGGGCAACACCGGCAATGCCGCGTTGGCAGACCCGCCCTACAAGCACTGCCATTTCGAGGTGCGTGCCACTGCCACCGGCAAGGGACTTGACCCGACGGCGTATGCGGGCTGCCCGAATGAGGTAGGAACCTACGGCGACCAGCCTGCGCAAACAAGCGGTGAGGAAGTACTGATTGATGTATCCCACCACCAGGGAGCTATCGACTGGGCGAGTGTTCCCTACCGTGCCATTGTTCGCATCGGGTATCGCGGCTACGGCAGCGGAAAGCTGATGAAGGACGAGCAGTACGATGCCAACCTTGCAGGGGCGAAAGCGAGCGGAAAGCTGTTCGGCTTTTACTTCTTCTCACAGGCGGTCACGGTGGATGAAGCCAGGGAGGAAGCAGACTTCTGCGCAAGCCTTGCACCGGCTGGCTACCCGCTGTTTTTTGATAGCGAATGGGGGCATACGACCGATTCCGGCATACATGATGGTCGCGCCGACAACCTGACAACAGACCAGCGCACGGCAATCGCAATGGCATTTTGCGAGAAGGCCAAAGCGCACGGATTTACGGCAGGCATTTACACATTCACATCGTTTGCAAGCGGGAACATCGACTACGCTTACCTGTGTGAAGATTACATCGGTTGGCTGGCCGATACCCGCACAAACTACGACAAAACGCTGCCGCGCTACATCCACCAATACGGGCAGGGCAGCGTCGCAGGCATCACCGGCACGGTCGACCTCAACCATTTTGTTAAGACCCTGCCTGCAGTGAACAAGCCTGCAAGCAAGCTACAAGTAATTACCATTGGGCCGGTATCGCAGGGAGATGCGGATGCAATCTACTTGCTGTGTAGGGAACGCGGCCTGGCGGATGCCGGGCTGTATAAGAGTGAGTGGGCATAAAGCCTGGAAAGACGTAAAAATGACGGATTGGGATATCGTAAAAGACATCGTTGTCCTTTTGGGGATCATCGTCACCGTGACGGGGCCACTGCTTAAGCTTAACACAAGCATTGTGGAGTTAAAAACGCTGTTGGATAACGTCATCAAGCAGGTGGCGGACAACGATAAGGGCAACACAGAAAGTCATCGCCGCTTGTGGGCGCACAACACCGAGCAAGACAAAATTTTGACAGACCACGAGCAGCGTTTACACGACCTTGAGGATAAGTGAGGTAAAATCCATGAACGATTTTTTAAAAAATTTTGCGGCGCTGATTAAGGTGAAAACCATTGTGACGCTTGTGGTGGTTGCGGTTTTTGCGGTGCTGGCATTGCAGAGCAAATTACAGCCTGACACGGTCATGACCATTGTGACAATGGTCGTGGCTTTTTATTTTGGTACACAGACCGAAAGCAAGAACAAGAAGGATGAGTAATCATGCCAAAGTTTGATTTTGTCGGCGGTTTGCTGACCGATGAAGAAACGGACGTTTTGCAGCTTCGGCGGCGCGGCTGGCGCAATGCTGATATTGCGGCAGAACTGAATTGCAGCGAGCGCACGGTAAAACGGCGCGTACACAGCATCAAAAACAAAATAGGCTGATTTAAAGGGCACGGCTGCTTTTGCGGCCGCGCCCTTTTTTCTTTTGTCCCAAAGACGGCACAATGTTGGCACTTTACTGGCCTACGTTGTGCCGTTTTTTTTTGTACAATTAAGGAAAAAGGAGCGGTGCAGATGGCATATAGGCAAATCAACCTAAACCCAGAGCAAAAGCGCGTTGGCGATTGCACCGTCAGAGCCATTGCGGCCGCCACGCATCAAGAGTGGGCGGCTGTATATGCGGCGCTTGTGTTGGCAGGATTTGAACTACATGATATGCCGTCTGCAAACTATGTTTGGGGCAGCTATCTGCGCCGATGCGGGTGGAAGCGCTACACGTTGCCAAACAGCTGCCCGGATTGTTACACAGTGGCGCAGTTTGCAAAAGACCACCCGGACGGAACATACATTTTGGCAATGGCTACGCATGTTGTGTGCGTGCAGAATGGAGATTGGCTAGATACATGGGACAGCGGAGATGAAGTGCCGCTGTACTACTGGCAGAAAGGATGATTGACAATGGCGTTTGGCGTACCGTATCAGCCCGGATTTGCGCCGGGATATTACCCGATGGGGCAGCCGTCCGCAATGCCAGACCAGCTGGCGCAGCTGCGGCAGAACTACCAGCAACCGCAGCAGTCCGCGCCTATCATCTGGGTGCAGGGTGAAGAGGGCGCGAAGGCCTACATGGTGGCGGCTGGAAACAGTGTGCTACTGATGGACAGCGAAAACAGTGTGTTCTACATCAAGTCTACTGATGCAAGCGGGATGCCGCAACCACTGCGAGTATTTGACTACACAGAGCGCGGCAAACAGGCCCCGCAGAAGCCCGAAACAGTAGACGATAAGTTTGTCACGCGAGCAGAGTTTGACGCTCTACGTGCCCGCTTTGACGCGCTGACGGCAGATAAGCCGGGAAAGGGTGATAACAATGCCAAATCCACTGTTTAATGCTCTGGGCGGCGGTAAGCTGCCCGGCCCGATGGGGCAGTTTCAGCAGATGATGCAGCAGTTTCAGCAATTTCGGCAAAATTTTCAGGGCGACCCAAAACAAGAGGTGCAGAAACTGCTACAGTCCGGGAAGATGAGCCAGCAGCAGCTTAACCAGTTGCAGACGATGGCGCAGCAGTTTCAAGGATTTCTGAAATAGGTTTGACCGTGCGCACGGTGAACATACATTAACTTTGATATTTTTTGAAAGGAGAATAACATGAGTCTTTCTTCGGACGGCACTGTAATGACGATGCCTGTTCAGCCCGCAAATACCAACAGCGGCAACGGCTGGGGTTTTGGAGGCGACGGCGCGTGGTGGATTATTATTCTGTTCTTGTTCGTATTTTGCGGCTGGGGCGGTAACTGGGGTGGCAATGGCGGCTTTGGTGCTGGCAACGGCGCTGGGGTGGTTGACGGCTATGTGCTGACCTCTGATTTCGCCAACGTTGAGCGAAAAATCGACAGTGTGAACGATGGCCTGTGCAATGGTTTCTACCAGCAGGCGCAGCTTGTAAACGGTGTGCAGAACGCTATGCAGCAGGGCTTTATGTCGGCTGAAATCAGCCGTGCAAATCAGCAGGCGGCGTTTATGCAGCAGCTGAATGCCATGCAGATGCAGCAGGCCAACTGCTGCTGCGAGACCCGCGCAGCAATCCAGGGAGTGAATTACAACCTGGCCACGCAGGCATGCGAGACCCGGCAGAGCATCAACACTGGTACGCGCGACATCATCGACAACCAGAACGCCAACGCAAGAGCGATTCTTGACGCGATGACCGCACAGCGCATCGAAGCTAAGGACGCCAAGATTGCCGAGCAGAACCAGCAGATTTTCGCTGCTCAGCTTGCCGCAAGTCAGGCGGCGCAGAACAGCTATCTGCTGAACCAGCTGCGCCCATTGCCTGTGCCCGCCTACCAGTCTTGCAACCCCTGGGCAGCTGGCACTTATAACGGCTGCAACGGCTGCGGCTGCTAAAACCGAATACGGCAACTTGTCGGAACATCTGACATGTTCGGCCCCGTGCCGATGATGCAAAATGTGGCGGGGCAATCGTCCCGCCACTATTTTTTTGAAAGGAATGATTTTATGGCTGAATTTACAAACGCCAATACCGTGAGCGTGGCAGCAGGCCAGAACGTGCCACTGACGGAAACGGCAGTAGCGGGTAAGGGCTGTGTCGTACACAAAGAGGGCGCCGGTATTGTTACGCTGCGCGGCATTACGAACCAGTGCAAAGCTCGCTTTAAAGTGGGATTTGGTGCAAACGTTGCTATCCCTACCGGCGGCACAGTGGAAGCTATTACGGCTGCACTTTCCATCAACGGAGAACCGCTGAACAGTGCGAGTGCAACCGTGACACCGGCAGCAGTAGAAAACTATTTTAATATTTACGTCACGGCTTTTGTTGAAGTTCCGCGCGGCTGCTGCCTTACCGTTGCCGCCGAAAACACAAGCACACAAACCGTTTTGTTTGCGAACGCAAACTTTATGGTTGAGAGAGTGAGCTGAAAGGAGCGCTATTATGAGTATGAAAGTTATGTACGATTTGAAGGACATGTTGTGCGCAGAGCTGGACGAAATCGGCAAAAAAGGCGAAATGTCTGCTGGCGACTTGGAAACTGTTCACAAGCTGACCGACACCATTAAAAACATCGACAAAATTACAATGCTGGAAGAAAACGGTTACAGCCGCGATGAAGATTACAGCCGGGATGGTGATTGGAACGCCAACATGCGCGGCAATTATGGACGCGGCAGTAGCTATGCTCGGCGCGGTTCTCATTATGTGCGTGGCCATTACAGCCGAGACGATGCGCGAGACAGCATGATGCGAAAGCTGGAAGACATGCTACGAAACGTTGATGGATACGACCGCGAGACTATCCAGCATTGCATCGACGAGCTGAAAAACACTTGACGGAGGTGGCGGCTATGGTGGACGTGCGAGAGATTGACGGCGCTATAGCCGAAATCGAAAACAGCGAACTTACCATGACCAGAGTTAAAAATTTGGCGGCGCTGTATGTTGTGAAAAATCAGCAACTTGCAGATGTATCCCCTGCCCCACAAAAAGCAGAATGGCAAGAGCCTGCGCGTTACTACGAAGCGGCAGATCCGCCTACAAGGGCTGCTGTTGGCGGCAGTGACTTTTTGCAGGCTGTGTCAAATGTAGACACCACAGCAGCGCTGAACGTGCTGGATGAGCTTATGTCGGCCTTGTATGTAACAAACCCTAAAGTTTATAATAACGTAATGCGGAAATTGGAGCGTTTACAGGATGAGTGAATTTTTGGAGATTGTAAACAAGGCCGATACCGGGCGAGTGTGGCGTGTGCTGGATGAGTTTATGGATGCGCTGAAAGAAGCACGGCCGGAAGTGTATAATGATTTGGTACACAGCTTGCAGAGAAAATAAGCAAGTGTGTACTAAAGTGTGTACTGCATAAAGAAAACGCCGTAGATTTCGACGAATCTACGGCGTTTTTAAAAGAGCGGCTGATGGGAGTCGAACCCACGGAGATACAGAATCATATCGATTCAACAAGCAAAAAATGGCGATGATACGGAACGTTATCGTTCTGCATTTTTGTGGCAAACCATATATTTTCCAAAAAAGTGTGTACTTTTAGTGTGTACTTTTTAGCACATCCTTAAATGTTTCGTCAATCGCAGAGGCTATTTTTTCGGCCTGGCCGTTGACTGCGTGGCCGTACACGCCAAATGTATCCATATTTTTGCTGTGCCCAACAATCTGTTTGAGCTGCCCTTCTGGTAGTGCGCTTGCAATCGATACAAACGTGTGTCGAAGCTCGTAAAGAGAAACATAATTTATTCCGTTGTAATCGCAATACTTTCTCCACCATTTATAGAGCAAGTGCTCATCTGAGATTCCAAAAACACTTTTACCATTTTTTGTAAGTTCGCGTTGCGCATCTATTACGCTTTTAGCCATGTCGGACAATTCAATTGCTCTAACCGCATTGTCATTTTTACCTGTTGTTTTTTCTCCATAAATGTTGATCGCACGCCGCAGAAAAATTCTGTTTTCTTTCACATCTTCCCACTGCATGCCAATCAACTCACCCGGTCGAATCCCGGTCAGAACAGCAAGGCGGTACGCGTTGATATAAGGGTCTTTGGCTTCCTTGCCCATGTACTTGGTTTTGTCGCTTGACAATAAAATTGCTAAATCGTCTGGCTGCAATATTTTCTTTTGCGGCTTTGGAGTTCCAGCGGGAATGTTCAAGTTATCCGGGACAAACGTTGTATAGCCTGAATTGCGTGCAAACCGAAAAAACGATGTGATGTCTCCATAGATATTTTGAAGCGTTTTACGGCTTTTTCCAGCGGCTTTGGCGTTGTCTAAAATTGTTTGCACTTGCTGCTGCGTCAACGATTCCAACCGCCGGTGCCCAATTTCCGGCTGAATCCATATGCGCCAGCGGCTTTCCTTTGGTCTAAAATTGCTTATGCCTGATATTTTTGATTCTCTCGCAAGGTATTCTTTATATGCGCTCTCGACCGTCTTTCCGCGCGTTTGCAAGCCGTTTTCTAGCCAGTCATCTGCTTTTTTGTTGGCTTCCCGCTGGCCTGTGCGCCCTGGCTTGGCGCTGGTAAAGGTTTTGCGCACGCCGTCTTTCTGCACGTTTATCTGCCAGCGCTGGGCAGATTCAATCCATCTCGCTGTATTTGTTCTTTTCATATTGCGGCTCCTTTTTTTGTGTGTTATAATAATGCCGTCAACTTTTTATGTTGACGGCTCTTTGCCCTTGTCGGTGGTACGAACACCGGCAGGGGCTTTTTTGTTTAGTAGCGGATAAACCAGACCGATTGCTAAATCTATCATATCCGGCATGGTTGTCGATATTGGTCATTTACAGCCTTTGACAAAAAGCATATTGTGGATGCAGTACAATTTTGGTCAAGGGGGGGCAGACAAATGGAAAGGCTGGTAAACAAGCCGCCGTCCCATCATGGGCGAAAGCGACAAAAAAAGTTGTTGTCAAGTGCTGGAAATCCGATATATAGGACAGCAAAGACTTGACAAACGAGTATTTTTGTGAAACTGTTGAAATACAACCGCGAGTTGTGTAAAATACAATCAACGGTTTATTTGGAAAACAATCTATTGCAATCTATTTTGTAAGATTTCAAAACCCTCTGCGCAAGCCCGTCTTTTCCAAAAATGTAAGACGTTACAACGCCTGCGGCATCCATTGCGGGAATGGTAGGATTATCAACAAAGATTCTGCTATAGCTTCCTTTTGCCATATTAAAGACTTCTTCTTCTGTAAGGGATGCTTTCTTTTGCACCTTTTTTAGTTCCAGCATAACACTAGGCGATACAAACGGGCAACCGCAATTCATGTCGTAAAACGGAATTTCAAGCAACATGGAAAAAGCATTTTTGTACTTTTTCTCATCCTCTAAAAATTCATACATTAAATATCGCAAATCACGGCATCTTTTTGGAGATGAAAATGCTTCCATATATAGTTTATTATATTGCCCCCATATTAAATCTCGATATGGGATGTCCCTTCGATCATTTACGGCGCGGCAAAACTCCGGCAGAGTAAAAGCCCAATGAGTATAGGATTTTCTGTGATAAAAATAAACGTATTCATTGTCATTTAGTTCTGCTTTTCCCTTTTCGGTCAATTTTCCGTTTTCGGCGAAACCCATTGTTTCCAGCTTTTTAATAATTGGCCAAACGTCATCAACGCCATAATCATAATGCCAGAACTTTGCAACAGGCTTTCCGCTGGAATATTTCTCTAAATAAGAAAGCATTAAAATTTCTGTTGGCTTTAGACCGTTTTTGTCTGCGAGATCATCAGCAGACAGCGCTAGAAAATTATCGTTTGCACGCTCTTCCTGTTCAGCATGCCGCTTTTCTGTTTGTGCTTTGCAGTAACCAGCATACTGCTTTGCAATTTCATCTTTAGTCGGCTCATGTGTAGTTATGGAAACATTTACTTTTTGTTTCGGTTTCAAAAAGTCAAAAAAGCCCACGATATCACAACCTTATTTAATTTTTGGAGGAATCAGCAATGACGGACACAGAAAAACTTATTGAAATTGTTTCAACATTTACGCCTGACCAGATGACCGATTTTGTAACTGCTGCGCAAGATTTAATAAAGCGCTTGCAAGCTGAGGGCTCTCTTGGCAAAGAAAAATGAGCTTTTGTACATCTTGCGGCAAATCAGATATTAGCCCATCGCCTTGTGCGGTGGGCTTTTTTCCTTCTTCGGTATCCCCGCGCAAGTCGTCAACGGTGACTCCTAGCAAACTGGCAACATCGGCTAGCATATGCTCTGGCAAATCGCGCCCGTTTGCTAGCATTTCAGACAAATATCCACGACTTTTCCCAAGCTCTGTACTAATATGCGTGAAGGCAATTCCTTTTTTCTTTGCTATTTTCTTGGCTTTTTCAACGTATCGCACACAAATCACACCGTTTCTTTGTGCATATTGCTAATTCGCTAGAAAATGCTAGAAAACTATTTACACCTAGCATAAATGCTAGTATAATAGATAGCACAGAGGGCAACAAAGAACCAAGCCCCCTAAAATTCAGCGGACTAGCTAAAAATATGCTGTTATAAATCTCGCAAGTTCATAGTAGCATATTTTCTAGCAATAGTCAACTAGAAAGGAGCTTTTGCTAGGTGAATATTTCGAAAATTGATGCTCTGTGCCGAAAAAACAATATTTCCCGCACAATCCTTGAAGAACGCGCCGGAATCTCAAACGGCGCACTTGGCAAGTGGGAGAAATCGCCTTACGGCCCCAGCATCACGACGCTAAAGAAAGTGGCTGACTATTTCGGCGTGCCGGTTGATTATTTGCTAACCGATAACTAGAAAGATAGAAGCGGCTGCAAGTGAACTGATTGCGGAAAAAAAGGAGTAACCGTATGAACAACCGAGCTTTTAAAGCACTTCTCAAAAGTAAAGGTTACAACCGGGAAAAACTGGCAGAAGAACTGAAATTGAGTGGAAATTCTGTTGGGAGAAAATACACAGGTAAAATTTCATGGACGTGGCCGGAGGTTTGCAAAGTATGTGCCGCGCTGGACATCTCCCTGGACGACTTTGCCGCCTACTTCCCCGCCGCCGCAGTCCGCCGGTCAACCCCCGTCAAGCCCAAATCCGACCGCGAACAGCTGGCAGACGCGCTGCAGCTTGCCGCTGACCTCCTCAAAAAAGCGTAGGAATTGCTTTGAAAGGCGGGGCAAAGGAAAAGCCATGCTTGCCCATGCAATGGCAGAGCTATGAAAGGCATTGGCGATGCGCAGCTTGGAAAGGAATGGATTTGCATTGGAAAAGCACCGTTTAGCATCGTTTTGCAATAGCAAAGAGATGTATGGAGCAGCAAAGGCACAGCTACGCAGAGCACAGCAGTGGCAAAGCAGGGCGTAGAAGGGCACCGCAACGGCGTAGCATTTCATTGCGACGCGACGGCAAAGCAAAGACTTGAAGAACAACCGTAATTTATCAATTAGAAAGGACGACCACAAATGAAAATCCGTATCACTTTAACCGAAGAGGTTTTAGGTTCCAGCCCCAGCAATGAGGAGCTGCTGGCCGCTTACATCGCCAGCAAGGCCCCCACCGATGACCTGACCGCGCAGGAAGTCGACAACATCAAAGCGCAGGCGGCAGAGGAAAGAACGACCATTTTCCCCAAGACTGCCGACGGAACGCCGTTCATCTACGATTATCAGATCAAGGGCATGTTTAAGGACAGCTGCAAGGCCCTTGCCACTGCCGGTAAGGCAGGCTATCCGGGTGGCAAGCACTGTGCCGCGTTGAAAGCCTACAAGAAAGCCATTGACGGCCTGATTTTCGTTTCCCCGCGTGAGATTCCATACAACCTTCACGGCCTAAAGATGGGCTTCTGTGAGCGCCCCCTGCGCGCACAGACCCCGATGGGTGAGCGCGTCAGCATCGCCAAGAGCGAGAGCGTGCCCGCCGGAGCAACCGCAGAATTTGAAATCGAATGCCTGGATGAAAAGCTGGAAGATATGGTACGCGAATGTTTGGACTACGGCGCAAAGCGCGGCTTGGGCCAGTGGCGCAACTCCGGCAAGGGCCGCTTTGAATGGGAGGAAGTAAAAGAATGATGGCGACAGCAACAAAAAAACGCCGCCCCTGTGCTGGCACACAGAGACGGCAGAACGAACAGAGCATCGCAAAAAGCTCTAACTATATTCTATCACTTACCAGTGCTGCCGTCAAGCTGGCAATCACCGCAGATTTGGTGCTGCTTCTGGCAGCGCTCGGCAGCCTGAACATTCCCGTAACCATCCTCGCACTGCTGGCCCTGAATCCGCTGTGCGGCAATCTTTTGGAGGCAACCAGATGAAAGCATATAAAGGATTTGATAAAGACCTGAAATGCAAAGATTTCCAGTATGAAATCGGCAAGACCTACGAGGAACCCACCGCCGAACTGTGCGAGAAAGGCTTTCACGCCTGCGAGTACCCGTTGGATGTATTTGAATACTACGCCCCCGGCAACATGAGCCGCTACTGTGAGGTGGATTTGGACGATGTGAGCGATAAAAAAAGCAACAAAGATAGCAAGCGCTGCGGCAAAAAGATTGCTGTGAAAGCAGAAATCGGCATTGCTGGGCTTGTAAAAGCTGCCGTTAAGTACACGATGGAGAAAGCCATCCCGGAAAACTCCAAACATGCTACAGGCTGGCGGGGCGCGGCATCTGCTACAGGCTGGCAGGGCGTGCGCCTGCTGCTATCAAGGCGAGCGGAATATCC